TTCCTTCTGCTTTGCAATTTACTGCTGAAAGATTGATGAAATCTGTAGGTAGAACTGGAACAGCTGACAATGATATCAACGCAGTAGCGTCTATGGGAATGGTACCACAAGGATATGTGGTAAACCACTACTTAACTGACACTGATGCATTCTTTATCAAAACAGATGTACCAAATGGACTTAAACACTTCACAAGAGCACCAATCAAAACTGCTATGGAAGGCGATTTTGAAACTGGTAACGTGAGATACAAAGCTCGAGAAAGATACAGCTTCGGCTGGTCTGACTGGAGAGGTATCTTCGGATCACCAGGTGCGTAATAAGTAAATAAGTAAATGAATGAGGCCGCCTTAAAACGGCCTCATTTGAAACATAAAGTAAGAAATACACTATGAAAAACTTTCGAATACAAATCCGTTATCATGGGCACTATGCAAATTTTACTGTAATGGCTGAAGATAATGCTGAAAGTATTGAACAATCTATCCTTGACAAGCTGGGAAAAAATGAGGTATTGTTCGAGTCTGATGGATTTACCAATAAAAAAGGTAAATGGATAACCTATGAGGAGGTTGTATATGACACAAGACCTATACAAACAGAAGAAGTCCTTGGAGTTAAGTTGGGAGCAAGAGTATAACGAATCAGGTAAATATACTCTTAACATGGTTAAAATTGATGATAAAATTAGAGAAATCATCACTGAGATCAAGTTAGAAGAAGCTAAGATTGCTCACAGAGTAAATAAGATTGAAGACTCACAGGCACAAGTTTCAGTAGCTACTTAATCTAACAAGCTACATATCGGAAAACGTCTCCGGCTCACATAATCTCTTGCACTCTAGTTAAAAAAACGCTATAAAAAATTACTATACAATTATTTTAGAATACTGACGCAGTATAGTCGACGGCCTAGAGACAGTATTCACATAAACTAGGAGGATTATAATTATGGCAACAACAACGTTTAACGGAACGGTACGTTCTGATGGCGATATAAAAGCAACAACTAAGAACACTACTACAGGAGCATTTGTAGACTATGCTGTTATAAAAGCAGCGGGTGGTATGGAAATAGAAAAAGTTGCAAGCACTGGAAACAACATTGTAGCAGCAGGTACTTCAACAGGTACTAACAATGCAAGTTTAGGTACAGCAGCAACTATTTTTAAAGTTACACCTAATGATCATGGCACAGGAATTGCTGATGATGCAATTAGTACATTTGTGAATAAAGTTGGTGGTCTTATCTACACTACTATTCTAATCGATCTACATGGTGGATTAGCTTCTGGTGGTGCTGCAAATGATATTATTGGTACTGATGGTGGAGCAGCTAATGCTTACATCGCAGAACTAACAACTGGAGTTAATGGTATTCCATTTGAAATAGAATTTGCATGTTTAGAAGTACCAACAGGTGGAGATCCAGATATTAATTTAGTATGTTCAGCTACAGGAACTGATGCAGAAAATGCAGCGGTATCTAGTGGAACAGTATTACTTAATAATGGTGACTTAACTTTAGGTATGTATGTTTCTGCTGATGGTGGAGCAACACTTGCGGCATTAAGTAAAAAATATCTTTACTTGACTACTGGAGATGCTACTGAAGCAGCTTACACAGCAGGTAAAATAGTTATTAAAATCACTGGCGCAGCTTTTGATTACAATAACGGCTAATAAATAACTTTATGATGGGGCTTCGGCCCCATCTAATAATCTTAATTAAGGAGGGATTATGGCAGATACAGTAACAGGACCAACTATTTTGCAACAAAACGATAGAAGAGTGGTCATTAAAATAGTAAATCAATCAGACGGAACCGGTGCAACTACAGTTTTTGGTGATGTATCCGCAATGGATGCAAGAACTGATGGAACAGCAGTGGCTCACTTAAACTTACAAAGAATTTGGTTTTCTTGTCAAGGTGGAGATGGCGGAGACGCTTATGCACGTATAGACGAAGAAGATTCAGATGGAGACATTCCAGTTCTTGGTTTAACAGGAACAGGTTATTGGGACTTTAGAGAATTTGGTGGAATACCAGTTGATAAATCTTCTAATAGTAACGAAAGTGATGTTAACTTTGTAGTTCCAGGAGCTGCCGATTCTGGTAACATGTATACGGTTATAGCAGAATTTGTGAAGCTATATTAAGGAGTAGAAAATGGCTAATACTACTTCCGGAACAGTAACGTTCGACAAGACATTTGCTGTTGATGAAATTATTGAAGAAGCATACGAACGAATTGGTTTACAATCTGTTTCGGGATATCAATTAAAAACAGCAAGGCGTTCTTTAAACATTCTTTTTCAAGAATGGGGTAATAGAGGTTTGCACTACTGGGAAGTAGGCGACACTAATATTGATCTCGTTGAAGGACAAGCTGAATACACTTTCTACAGAGCAACAGGAGATGGAACATCATCTACAACAGTTGGCGGAACAACAGGAACATCTACATATGGTGTTGCTGATGTCTTAGAAGCAACTTATAGAACAGGAAGAGGCACAACTTCTGAAGCAGACTCTGCTCTTACTAAAACAGACCGATCAACTTATTCTGGTCTAGCAAATAAATTATCTAAAGGAACACCTTCTAGATATTTTGTACAAAGATTTGTAGACAAAACAACTGTTACTTTATATCCAACACCAGATTCAACAGCAGCATCAAAAGATGTGCATATTTATTTTGTAAAAAGAATACAAGATGTTGATGCAACTTATACAGATGCAACTGATGTACCATTTCGTTTTGTACCTTGTATGGCATCAGGATTAGCATTTTATTTAGCACAAAAATACGCTCCACAAAGAGCACAAGAATTAAAATTATTTTACGAGGATGAATTAGCAAGAGCACTGTCAGAAGATGGTTCTTCTACAAGTGTTCATATTCTTCCTAAAACTTATTACCCAGGAGCATAATGCCATTTGCAAAAGGAAAATATTCAAAAGCCATATCAGATCGTTCAGGAATGGAATTTCCATATAGAGAAATGATGAAGGAATGGAATGGTATGCTTGTTCATAAATCCGAGTATGAAGAAAAACATCCACAGCTAGAACCAAGAGGAATGGGAACGGAAGGACATGGATTAGAACATGTAAGACCAGCAAGAACTGAAGAAGATGTTGTAGGTATATTAGGACCTAATCCTTTTGAAACTATTGCAGCTTCTTCTGGAATTATAAATGTATTTGAAAAATCTCATGGAAGAGATACAAGTGACACTGTAAGATTTAGAGGTCCAATTTATACAACATCAGATGCTGATGCTTATCAAAATCCAGTCGGCTTTGATGGTATTACAGGGGCTAATCTTGCCGATTCATCGGGGTATTCAATTACTGTTGGTAAAAGAGATTCAAGCGGAGATATCACAAATACAGATGACTACTATCACTTTACTGTGAATACAAACACTGCTACAAGTGGAGGAGTATCAGGAGGAGGCAATAATTGTTCGGCTGGTCCGGCAACATTGAGCGCATAATATGGCAGGATTTACTTATTCAACATTAACAACAGCAATACAAAACTATACTGAAGTTGGAACTTCTGTATTATCAAGCACTATTACAGATCAATTTATTGATAATGCTGAACTTCGAATTTTTAGAGATGTACCTATTGATAGTAATAGAAAAGAGGTTATAGGCAATTTAGTAGCTTCTAATGATAGCATTAATGTACCTGCAGGTACCTTATTCGTTAGAGGTGTTCAAGTTTACACATCAACATCTGCTGCTACAGGAGCAAATGGATGGCTGATTAAAAAAGATATTAGTTATTTAAGAGAATATGATGCTGCTGAAACGACAACAGGAACTCCAAAATACTACGCGATGTCTGGAGGAGCCACAGGATCTGGAGCTTCAACTTCAGGAAAAATTACCATTGTTCCTACACCTAGCTCAGCCTTTATGTATAAATTACATTATGTAGCAAGACCTCTAGCTTTAAGTTCAGCAAATACAACAAATTTTATTAGCTTAAATTTTGGAAATGGTTTATTGTATGCCTGCTTAGTTGAGGCATATGGCTATTTAAAAGGTCCAATGGATATGTTACAACTTTATGAACAAAAATATAAACAAGAAGTCGAAAAATTCGGAGGAGAACAATTAGGTCGAAGAAGAAGAGATGATTATACGGATGGAGAACCTCGTATACCCGTTAATTCTCCAGCACCTTAAGGATTAAAATATGGCAACACTAACAGTAAAAGTAATAGAAGAAATAACACTCAACAATAATAGTTATAACAGTGAGCGATCACTAGATATTTCTAGTGTTAATGAAATTGCTAAACGAATCGTTACGATTTCAACAACAGAAACAGGCTTACTAGGTTTTGCTACAGCTTCTTCAACAGATTTATCAAAAAGTTATTTAGCAGGTCAATTTGACGAAGATGATGTTAGATACATTAGAATTACAAATTTAGATTCAAGTAATCACCTTACATTAATTTTTAGAGATGAAGACAGCACAGAGTTTGCAATCAAAGTAGATGCAGGTCACTCGTTTATTTATCCAGGTGATAATAGTGGTGGTGTTTTAGATACCATGCATGCAGGAGGATCAGCATTAACGGTATCATTAAATGATTTAGTAGATATTACAGCTCAAGCAGATACATCTTCTGTAGATGTAGAGGTATTTGTAGGAAGCGCTTAGGATAAATTATGGCATCAAGTTATACAGATATTGGCACAGAGTTAATGACCACTGGCGAAAACGCCGGTAACTGGGGAACAAAAACTAATACCAATTTACAAATTTTAGAAGAAGCTCTTCGTGGTTATGTAGCACAATCTATTGCAGGTGGTGTACAAACTACAGCGTTAACTTATACTGATGGTACTGTGGGCGATGCTGCTCGAAACATGGTTATTGCTTTAACAGGAACGATTACAGGAAATCAAACAATAACAGTTCCTGCCGTAGAAAAAATGTGGATCATTGATAACCAAACTTCTGGAGCTTACACTGTTAACATAAAAGTTTCGGGTCAAACAGGTGTAACTTGGGGAGCATCTGATAAAGGAACAAAAATTTTATATGGTAATGGTACTGATGTTGTTGACACAGACATTGGTGGTGTGGGTGCTTATGATTTAAATGGTGCAACATTAACTTTAGATGCTGATGGAGATACCGATATTACAGCAGATACTGATGATCAAATAGATATTAAAATTGCTGGAGCTGATGATTTTCAATTTACAGCAAACACATTTACAGCACAAGCAGGTAGTACAATTGCTGCACAAGCCTTAACGGCGACTACAGTAACAGCAAGTGGCATTATAAAAACAGATGATACTACTGCTGCAACTTCAACAACTGATGGTTCACTACAAACTGATGGTGGTCTTTCAGTGGCTGCAGATGCTATTATTGGTGATGATCTTAAATTATTAAGTGACTCTGCTGTATTAAGTTTTGGTGCAGATTCAGATGTATCACTTACTCATGTTGCAGATACAGCTTTATTATTAAATGCTGCAATGAGATTACAATTTAGAGATTCTGGATTATACATAGGTTCAAACGCTGATGGTGATTTAGATGTTGTTTCAGATGGCACAGCAGTTGATTCTATTAATTTAGAATCTGCTGGTGGTATTACTCTTGATGCAGGCACAGCAGGAAGTGGAGTTATCTATGAAGATGATGGCACGGAAATGCTTCGTATCTATAATTCATCTAGTGATGTTTATATTGAATCAAAAGTTTCTGATAAAGATATTCTTATTCGTGGAAATGATGGAGGCTCAGCAACTACAGCTTTAACATTTGATATGTCAGCTGCTGGTAAAGCAACTTTTAATAATGAAATAGTTTCAGGCGCTGTAATTACTTCAGGTGCAGGATTAGTTATTGCCGACAGTGGTAATATTGGTTCAGCTTCTGATACAGACGCAATTGCAATTTCATCAGGTGGTGTAGTGACATTTTCACAAGCACCAGTATTTCCTGATGGTTCTATAGCTATTGCTGACATTGATCTTGATGGTGGAACAGATATCGGTGCGGCTATCGCTGATGCTGATTTATTTTTAGTAGACGATGGTGCCGGTGGCACAATGAGAAAAGCAACTGCCTCAAGAATTAAAACATATATGGGCGCTGCAACAGGTGAGTTTTCAGTAGCAAACCTTGATATTGACGGTGCAACAGATATTGGAGCAGCGATTGTAGATGCTGATTTATTTATTATTGATGATGGTGCTGGTGGAACAAACAGAAAAGTTACAGCATCAAGATTAAAAACTTATGCACAAACAGGTGTATCTTCAGCAGCAGATGACATAACTGTTGGTGATGCTGCAGTTACTTTATCAACTTCATCTGGAAACATTACAATTGACGCTACAGCAAATGATACAGACATTATATTTAAAGGAACTGATAACAGTTCTGATATTACTGCTGCAACTTTTGATATGTCTGATGGCGGTGCATTATTACTTGAAGGCGGTGCTATTGATCTTAAAAATAGAGGTTCTGTATCAAACATCAAACTTTATTGTGAAAGTTCAAATGCTCACTATACAGCCATACAATCTTCAGCACACTCGGCGTATTCTGGTAATGTTACTTTAACCTTACCTCCAACAACAGATACTTTAGTTGGTAAAACAACAACAGATACTTTAACAAATAAAACTTTAACTACACCTGTCATTGCAGAAATAGATTCAGGATCTACAATTACATTAGATGCAACAACAGATATTACTTTAGATGCTGATGGTGGTGACATATTCTTTAAAGATGGTGGCACAACAATTGCTACATTTACAAATAGTT